AAAAAAAATGGGATTTAATGTAGATGCGTTAGCGAATTATACAATTCAAAACGAGAAACTTTTGGTGACTAAGTCACTATTTGATGCAAAGACACAAAGTGTCATTCAAGCATCAGGAAATGTAATGGCAGGAGTAAAATCTGCTGAGACAATCAACGTGTTAGATACCGACGCGATTTTCCAAACTGGAGGCACATGCGGTTTCACCAGCAGCGGATCCAGTACGTTCACACAGCGCACGCTCACAGTGGGCAAGTTCAAAGTTCATGAGTCATTGTGTCCTAAGACATTGGAGACAAAATATACTCAGTTAGCTTTGGCTGCCGGTAGCAATCCTCAAGCAATGCCATTTGAGCAACAATACACTGACCTTAAGGCGGGTGTAATTGCTGAGCAATTGGAGACAGCTTTGTGGCAGGGTATCACATCATCTGTTGATGTTAACCTAAACAAATTTAATGGTATCGCAAAATTGTTGTTGGATAGTGGTGTGAGTGTAAATGGTAACACAACCGGTATCACTGTTGCAACTGGTATCACTTCAACAAATGCATTAACCATTGTTAGAAACATCAAAAACGCTTTGCCTGCAAAAGTAAAGGGCAAAAAAGATGTTCGCGTTTGGTGTGGTTGGGATACTTTCGATGTATTGGTTGATGCTTATGTAACAGCTAATTTCTTTAACTACGGATCAGCTAATTTGATGTATGAGTCAGGTGAGTTCATCATACCGGGTACTGCGTACAAAGTAACTGCAGCACATGGTTTGAATGGCACTTCAAAGCTTTACGCAATGAGAGACAGCAATTTGTACTTAGGTTGCGACATATTAGGAGAAGAAGATAGATTTGAAATTTTTTATGCGAGGGAAGCTATGGAAATTAGATTTGTCGCAGAATGGAAGCTCGGAATACAATGCGCTTTCCCTCAGGAAACAGTGTCTTTCATCTTGGTACCATAATTGGATAGTAACAGTGGAGGGGGTATAAAAACCTCCTCCCATATTTAAAAAAAATTAAATTTAATAGCCATGCCATGTGCACTTACTCAAGGATACAATCTCGACTGTAGAGACAGCATCGGGGGAGTAAAAGAGGTATATTTTATGGAGCTTGGAAACTTAAGCTCTTACACTGAGGCATCGGGAGTGGTTACAGCCATCACCAAAGCTGCCGGTAAAAAGTTTTACAAATATAATTTGGTTAAGCAAACAGCCATGATGGAGGATACATTGACCGTATCTGAGGAGAATGGTACTGTATTCGCTGATCAAAAGCTGTCAATCATCCTCAATAAGATGCAGGCAAACACTCGCAATGAGTTGTTGTTGTTAGCTCAAAATTTGTTGGTTGCTGTTGTTGCAGATAGAAACGGCAAATTTTTTATCTTAGGATTGAAAAATGGTTTGGTGATCACAACTGCAAAAGCTGAGTCAGGTACAAAGATGGGAGACCGTAACGGATACACCATCGAGTTTGTTGGTGCTGAGCCTGAGCTCGCTCAGGAGGTTTCATCAGGTATCATCTCAGGATTGACCTCATAATATTACCCGGTGAAATAATAAAGTGCTCGGCTAAATGGCCGGGCATTTTTTTTGACACAAAACAGCTGCGTTGATATTTATTGATGATGATACAATTAGTCAAAGGCATCAACAAAAATGTGGTATTGACTTTGTCGGAGTTTACAACTTTGACAAATGCCTATTATCTTTTTATTTTTCAGCATGTTACAACAAAGCAAATTGTTGATTTTGTGCTGCCCATGAGCGCAGACCTTAGCACGCATCAATGGAGATACAATGAGTTTTTATTCTCTGCATCTCACTTTACATCCGCACCAGTAGGGAAATATCAATTTCACATATACGAACAAGCCAGCAGCTCAAACACCAATCCAACAGGGTTGACATTGGTTGAGCAGGGCAAAATGGATTTAAACAACGCGACAGCATTTGAGTTTACTCAATATGAGACCGCGACAAATTACACTCAATATGGAGGATAGGCAAATTATTGTACTCAAATTTGAGGACAGCAAAATACCTGAGTTTAAGGAGGTAAAGGGTAAGGAATGGATTTACTACGGTGATGACAATCTATATCCTGAGTACTTAACAAAGCTATTCAATAAGTCAGCGAAACACAATGCCATCATCAATGGAAAGGTGACATACATTGTTGGCGAGGGGCTTTATGCAAAGGTCGATGATGCAGAGGCAGACAAAATGATATTTAAAGCTAACAGCGCAGGCGAGAGCTTAAATGACATCATGAAAAAATGCGCTCTGGATATTGAGATATTTGGAGGCTTTTATCTTAATGTCATACCAAATAAACTGGGCGGGATTGCAGATATTTATCACATGGACTATGAGCGTGTGAGAAGCAATGAGGATGGCTCAATGTTTTTTTACAAAAATGATTGGAAAGTATCACGCGACAAGCCGATGGAGTTTAAGGCATTCAATCCAAAGGATATGACTGCATCCTCCATCTTTGCCTATAAAGAATATAGACCGGGACTGCGCACGTATACTCTACCAAATTACATTGGAGCCATCAATTACATTGAGGCTGACATGGAGGTATCAAAGCATACTTTGACCAATGCAAAGACAGGTTTCAGCCCATCTAAGATGATAAATTTTTTTAATGGAGAGCCGGCCCCTGAAATGCAGCGCGACATCCAAAAAAGAATGGAGCGTAAATTTACCGGTGCTGATGGATCAAAGATGATAATTGCTTTCAACAATGATCCTGCAAAAGCTCCCACCATTCAAGATTTGGGGCAGAGTGATTTGACAAAGGAGGATTTCCAACATGTTGACGCGTTGATTACTCAAAATCTAATGGCAGGGCATCAGATCACAACACCGGCATTGTTTGGTATTAGTGAGCCGGGCAAACTGGGGATGCGCAATGAATTAAAAATGGCTTATGAGATTTTCCAAAATACTTACATCAATCACAAACAAAGGTCGATTGAGAAGGTGTTTAACTATCTCGCAAAATATAAGGGTGTAAAAACTGAGCTGTACATCAGACCATGTGATCCAATCGGCATTGAGATCACCGATGCAATGATACTACAGGCAGCTCCAAAGTCATGGATACTTGAAAAGATTGGTGTTGATACTGAGAAATTTACTGACTCAACACTGGGAGGCATACCGGTGAAAGCTCCAAAAGTAAATGAGCAAGCACCATCGCAGATAGTTATTGATAGTATCAATTCATTATCGCCATTAGTAGCAAATAAAGTATTGGAGACAATGACCGCTGATGAGATACGTGCGCTCGCAAACTTAGCTCCCAATGCAAATGTCAAAACACAAATTGAGCAGACAACACCGGCACCAGTTGAGCAGATGGGTACTGAGACAACTACAGTTAACAACGTGCTCACAAACTTAACAGGCAGACAACATCAGCAAATCAACCGCATTGTGCGACAATATACGCAAGGTAAATTGTCGCTGTCACAGGCATCACTCATGCTCAAAAACGGGTTTGGGTTTACTGATGATGATGTGACAGCTTATTTAGGATTGAATGATCAGAAGTTTAATAAGGAGTACACTGAGGAGGAGGTTGCAAATATCCTGTTGGAGATGGGGGAACAGCGCGAGATGTTCCATGTGATACACAGCAGGGAGAACAAATTTAGCTGTGACGCGGACATGGTTGCATTTGAGGAGTCATTCAATAAAAAGGAGCAGTTTGCCATCAGCGAAAAGGTAACAGATTTGGAGGCAAATATTTTAAAGCTCATCCAAAAAAATCCAAATATCACAACTGCTGACATAGCCATCGCAACAAATATTGAGAAAGCATACGCAGATGAAGTATTGCAGAAATTAGCTGAGCGCGGTTTCATCACAACCTCAGAGGTTAGCGGTGTAGGTGGCTCATTGGTGACGCGCAAGCTCACTGACTCATTGCCAACACTTATTGGTAAGGTAAGCAAAAAGCTGCCTGAGATTATGATCCGCTACAGCTACGAGGTAAAGCCGGGAGTTGGTGCGCCTATTATTCCCGGCACGCGCCCATTTTGCAGAGCAATGCTCAGCAAAGACAGGCTTTTTTCAAGACCTCAGATTGAGGCATTGAGTGCTGTGTTGGGTTATTCTTTATGGGATAGGAAAGGCGGATTTTGGAATAAAGGAAAAGGCAAAGGCATCTCCGCAGATTGCCGCCACATGTGGAAAACAAACATCGTAGTAAAAAAATGAGTAAAAACATTCTGATGCTGTCTGTTGCTTTATTAAAGGAGCGCACAGCAATACATGACAACATTGATGAAAAGCTGATTTATCCTGAGATAAAAGCTGCACAGGATATGTTTATTCTGCCAGTGCTTGGCTCGGCTTTATTCAATAAGATACTAAATGACATCGACAGCAATACTTTGGGAGGAAACTACAAAGATTTGGTCGATGATTATGTACTGGACACGCTCATCAACTATGTGATCAGTGAGCTTCCTTTGGGATTGACATACCAGTTTTGGAATAAGGGAGTCGCGCAGAAAACAACAGACCAAAGTTTGACACCATCAATGTCTGATTTGTTCAGTGTGGCGAGTAAATACAAGCGCAGGGCTGAGGAGTATGCACAAAGATTGAGATTGTATTTGCGCGAGAATGCAGACACAATGTATCCTGAGTATATCAATCCGGGCAGCGGTGTTGACACAGTGATACCTGAGACACAGGGTTTCTCAAATCCAATTTATCTCGGCGATGTATCACCATACAGCTCGGAATTCAAAACATACGAGAGTAAATATCAAGGGAATTTGCCCCGATGCTAATAACATGAGTAAAAACATCAAGCGTACAAACGAGGCTAAACTTAAACTATACCTCGCAAAGTTGAAAAAAAATGACATTAAATCAGGTAGTACAAAAACTGGAGCAGCTCGCCTTAAGCCATAAACAGCTCAACCATTTCTTTTTTGGTGAGGTTGTGGATTGGTTAGCCAATGGAGACATCAGGTATCCGGCATGCTGTGTTGAGATCAATCCATCATCCATCAGTAAGGATGACCATCAAACCATCTACAGTTTCGAAATATGGTTTTTGGATTTGGTGAATGTGGACATGGAGGCAAATGAGAATGAGGTTGAGGTGATGAGTGATTTGACAAGCATTGCAGAGGATTATATTGCCATGCTTAATTTTAGTCAGTATCAGGATATTTGGACAATCGGCTCAACATATCAGCTTGAGTACTACAGGGAGAAAGTTGAGGACTTGACAATTGCTGTGAGGTTTACATGTACAATCGGGGTTGACAATACAACAGACAGATGTCAGGTGCCTGCAACTGGTGTTACATTTGAGAGCGGTAGTGAGTATCCTCCACAAATACAAATACAGGAGAATACTGTGTACACGTACACGTACATCTGCGATGGCTCAGAGCTTTATGCAATCAGCGCGGCGGATGTTGTCAATAAAGAGGTGCTATTGGTTTTTGTTGGGGATAAGAGATTGAGTGAGGCGGCGCACAGTGCAGGAGTAAATGAGTATGAGTATGATGCTGCGCTCGGTGAGTTCACATTTGGGGTTGAGTTACAAGCTGGTCAAGTTATACAAATTTTATATCGATGAGGTTAATACTTTTATTTACTTTTTTATTGGTTGGTTTTGTTGGTAGGTCGCAGAATGACACGACAAAATACTACAAGTCGTTTGACTATGGATGGAATTATCAGCGATTGAAAGCGCGCGCAGCAATGGTGTTGCCATCGGACACTGTCACAAATAAGCTCGGAGTTGTGACAATCGACACAACGCTATTTGTGGGCAATGGTAGCAGATGGGTGAGGATTGGAGGCGCAACAGGAGGCGGAGGAGCAGGAGCAGACAGTGCAATATTTTATACAAAGTACAGGAGTGATACAAGCCGGGCAAATATTTACACTGCAATCGATACAAAGCTCAATAAATCAGACACAGCAAATGCTTTTCTTATTAGCGTATCACAGCCAAATGACAGCTCATTAACCTTTGTCAAAGGCACAACCAGTACAAACTACATCATCAGGTCATCTGTTGCAGGATCAGC